CAACTGGGGGTTGCAACAATAGAGTACGAGAGAGTGTTGTATAGGGGACAGGATTGGGTTCCTCTCTGTATGATTGTAGACACTAAAGTTTTTAGAAAAGAAATTCTTCGCAAATATTCTAAAAAAGTAATTCATAGCAGCAGGATAATAAGTACATACAAAATAGGTTATCAATTATTTGAGATAGAAAATATATCTGGTGGTGCCTTTACCATAACCCCTTCGGATAATACAATAGCATTGAAACATATGAAAGATTGGCTAGATCCTTATAACAGAATAAAAGAAACAGGGCATAAAAACAACGAGGGTGCTGATTTATTGCGTTGGTATTTTTCCAGACAGGACTGGGAATCTGGTATATTGCAAAAGCAAGCAAAAGAAGCAATAGAGGTGTTGTGATGATGGGTGATCTAACCTTTGATCAAGGTGACTGGAACGAAGAAATACAACATTGGTGTAAAAAACAAGGGTGGGGTCACTGGAAAGGAATACGGTATTCTGCTATGAGATGGAACAATCATATTTTGTTTCTTTTGATTCACAATAAAGACGACTTTGAATATGTTGAGGGGGAAAAGTGGATAGAGGTAAGCACTATTTCCGACTATTCTCATTTGAAATATGGAGCATTTAACTCTTTAAATGCTTCTCAAAGAAAAATGATTCGAGACTTTGGGATATACAAAGCAGCTTTATATCTGTTTGAAACTTATCGCTGCGATGGAATATATGGAATTATAGAAGAAGATAACGGAACTGTTCATAGGATAACTGACAGGATAAATGGCATAAAAAAGGTTGCTATTGATAGAAAAACTTCCGGCGGGGTTCAACTTTACCATTGGCAAATGCCTCGTTCTGATTGGGAAACCCAAGTTTTACAAAATAGAGCATTGACAGCTGCTTTGGATATTTAAAAGTATAAATAGATGTAAATGCTTTTAGGGAAAAAACAATGGCAGTCATTACCACAAGACAAGGACTAATCGACTACTGTCTCCGTCGCCTTGGTGACCCAGTTATAGAGATAAATGTCGATGAAGATCAAATTGAAGATAAAGTCGACGACGCACTACAAGTGTATCAAGAGTTTCATCATGATGCCACTATTCGAGTTTACTATGAGCATCAACTAACCGCTGATGACATAACAAACAAGTATATCACTCTGCCTACAAACATCTTATATGTCACTAAGATGTTTCCTATCTCTAGCACCATCATAAACAGTTCTAATTTCTTTTCTTTCAATTATCAATTCGCCATGAGCGACTATCATCATTTGTCTGATGTTGGTGCTAGTGGTTTGTCGTACTATGAGCAAATGCGACAGTACATGGAATTGATTGATATGAAAGTAAACGGACTGCCTTTGATAACCTTTTCTAGAAAGCAAAACCGTTTGTATATTCATAGCGATATTGAAGACGGTGTCTTGGTTTCTGGTAGTTACGTTGCCTTAGAAGTTTATCAAACCGTAGACCCGACAGCACACACTTCAGTATTCAATGATATGTTCATGAAAGACTATACCACTGCCCTAATTAAAGAGCAGTGGGGGCAAAACATGTCAAAGTTTGAAGGCATGCAACTCCCTGGAGGAGTAACGATTAGCGGAAGAACTATGCTTGAGGAAGCAAAAGAAGAAATTAATAGTTTGCGAGAACGTATGCGTCTTGAGCAAGAAGTTCCCCCAGACTTTTTTGTAGGTTGATATCATGGCGACCTCTCCTTATTTTCGTCAAAACGTTCGCTCAGAACAAAACTTATACGAGGATTTGATCGTTGAATCCTTGAAGTTTTACGGCAATGACATCTATTATATACCACGCGAAGTAGTTTCTCGTGATATGATCTTCAATGATGCTGAACTTTCTCGGTTTGAATATGCATACAAACTAGAAGTCTATATCGAAAACACTGAAGGATTTGACGGAGAAGGAGACCTATTTCAAAAATTTGGGGTTGAGATAAGAAACTCAGTAAACTTTGTTATGTCTCGCCGTAGATGGAACACAGAAATACGTGCCTATGAAGAAACTCCACAGAACAAATATTATAGACCAAGAGAAGGCGACCTGATTCATCTTCCTCTTTCTGGGTCAACTTTTGAGATAATGAGCGTACAGGACGAAAGTCCTTTCTATCAACTAGGGCAATTGCCAACTTTCAATCTTCGTTGCGAGTTGTTTGAGTATAGTGCAGAAGACTTTGATACTGGTATTGCACAAATAGACGATATTGAATCTTTTGCGGCATATCAGTATCAATTGGTTATGGACTCTGCTTCAACTGGATATGAAGTTGGAGAGATAGTAACACAAACGTTTGATGATTATGTAATCACCGGAGAGGTTGTAAACTGGAGCGATTCTGATAATAGGATGAGTCTTGCTCATGTGGGCAACACTTCTGGCGAGTATAAGGTTTTCACCACAACTGCTCAAGTAATAGGAGACAACTCTAGTGCTGTTGCAACACCAACTTCCGTCCTAGAACTACAAGAGATACAACCAGGGAGTCCTGGTGGAGCAGACGGAAATGTAAGCAGTTTTGATATCTCTGCTTTTGAGTTCTTAGACTTCAGCGAATCTAATCCGTTTGGAGACCCACAATAATGTTTGGAACTCACTTCTATAATGAACGTGTCCGAAAATCGGTTGCCATTTTTGGTTCTCTGTTTAATAACATTTATATGATCAGAAAATCTGGTAGTACGGTTTATGATCAAATGAAAGTTCCTCTGGCATATGCTCCGCAAAGGAAATTTCTTGAGCGTATAAACGAGATGAATGATGGGGAAGATAACGAAAGGCAACTTGCTATCAAGTTGCCTCGGATGTCGTTTGAAATATCTGCTATTTCTTATGACCCGCAGCGTCAATTACCCAAGATGAATTATTTTTCTAAAACTGGTGCTGAAGACAACCAAAAAGCAACCAAGTTTTATGCTGCAACTCCTTATATCATAACTTTTGAGTTGAGTGTTTATGCAAAGCAACACGACGATGCATTACAAGTGGTTGAACAAATCTTACCATACTTTGCACCACAGTATACTGTTTCTGTAAAACCAGTAGCAGACTATAACAGCATTGTCGAAGACGTTCCTGTTATTCTCCAATCTGTTGTCTTTACTGACGACTTCGAAGGTTCTATGGAAAACCGTAGAACTATAATATATACATTGACCTTTGACATGAAAGTTGCTTTCTATGGACCAAAACCATCAGAAAGTGAAGTTATCACCCGCGTCGACTTTGACCTTTTTAATATGGATGTAGACTCTGCTGGAACTGATTTGTACTTAGAAACCGTGCGCGTAGAAACTAACCCAAGACCAGTTTCTCAAGATTCGGATTATTCTTTGGTCACTTCAGTTCTAGACAGCGATACATATGTACCACATGACTACACCTGAACATCATTATTTTTTTAAAATTCCAAATGTAGAGTTGCCCAAAGAAACAAGAAAACATCTTATAGAAAGGGCAAAGCAGAACAAAGATATTCCTTTAGAGAAGTTTAAAAAGGTTAAGTTATCGGGATATGATTCTATTGCTTCTGAATTGATGTTTGGTACTATTTCAGGCGCGCAAACAACCGCTCATAACGTTAGTTCTTCTGTAGCGAATGAAGGACTAAGATATAATTGGGTTGGTATGTATGGACTACATGGATTAAAAGATGTTGTTCCTGATTATGACCCTGTTGTAGATTCTATCTACAATATGTTCACCGAAGAAGCAAAAAAATATCTCTTTTATTTTATTGTGAGTAGCACAGAACCATACGGATATATGTCTCCTCACATGGATCAACGCACCTTTGGCAAACACAGAGAATCTGTTATATTCTTTCCCCTTGAACCATATAACGAAAAGGATTGGGCACCTTTGACATATTATACTACAGAAGGGGAAACTCTGCCCATTAATTTCTATCACTGTTATGCTGGTAACACAGAAGCAGTTCATGGTTATGAAAATAATGAACATTATAGGTATCACTTACAGGTTGCTTTTCTGCAACCAATGGAAGTGCTATATAAGTTGCACACAGAAAACAGGTTGTTCAAATGAGCGACGAAGAAAAAGACAACGACTTTGAGTTTACTCGCGAGACTCTTTACGACCTGATATGTAAGGGTAGAGAAGGTGTAGAGGAAATGATCGAGGTCGCTAAGAGCAGCGAACACCCTCGCGCCTATGAAGTCCTTTCCAAGTTGATAAAAGATACAGCAGACACCTCCTCTCAACTTTTAGACCTTCACAAGAAAATGAAGGATATAGAAAAGAAAGACAAACCTGCTCTTCCTCAGGGGCAGACTACCAATAACGTCTTTATCGGTTCAACCACAGACCTTCAGCGCATGTTGAAAGACATGAACGAGAAGGACGTTACACCAGACTATGACAGAATTGAAGATTCAGGACACGACTAAATTTAGGTCGGACACCCATTATCTTGGCAACCCTCATGTAAAAAGAGATGGGGTAGAAGAGGAATGGACCCAAGAAAAGGTAGCAGAATATGCCAAGTGTATGGCGGATCCTGCTTATTTCGCTAGAACTCATATAAAAATCATAAACCTGAACGACGGACTAGTCCCCTTTGAGTTATATCCATATCAAGATGAGATGTTTACTCACTTCAATTCTAACAGGTTTTCGGTCGTACTAGCATGCCGACAGTCTGGTAAGTCTATCTCTTCAGTAGCATATCTTCTTTGGTATGCTATCTTTCATCCAGAAAAAAATGTAGCAGTACTTGCCAACAAAGGTGCTACTGCTCGCGAAATGTTGTCTCGTGTAACTCTTATGCTCGAGAACTTGCCATTTTATCTTCAACCTGGATGCAAAGTTCTCAATAAAGGCAGCATAGAATTTAGTAACAACTCAAAAATATTCGCTGCTGCTACTTCGGGATCATCTATTCGTGGTCAGTCTGTAAACTTGCTATTTCTTGACGAATTTGCTTTTGTAGAAAGAGCAGCAGAGTTCTACACTTCAACTTATCCTGTAGTTACCTCTGGAAAAGAGACAAAAGTAATTATTACTTCTACTGCAAATGGTATTGGCAATCCTTTTCATAAAATATGGGAAGGTGCTGTGCAGGGTGTAAATGAATATAAACCTTTCCGTGTTGATTGGTGGGACGTTCCTGGAAGAGACGAGGCATGGAAAGAAGAAACAATAAACAACACCTCACAGATACAGTTTGATCAGGAATTTGGCAACACCTTCTTCGGAACAGGGAACACTCTCGTAAACGCTGAATGCCTATTAAACCTAAAGGCGGCGAGACCAAAAAGAATATTAGAGGGTGGAGACCTTTTAATATATGACGAACCAAGAAAGGGTTCTCAATATGTTATGTGCGTTGACGTGAGTAAGGGTCGAGGGCAGGATTACAGTACATTTACTGTCATTGATATAAGCAGTCGTCCCTTCAAACAGGTGGCAACTTATCGAAACAATTTGATATCTCCCCTTCTATATCCGAATATAATTTACAAGTGGGCAAAAAGTTTCAACGAAGCATACGTTGTGATTGAATCAAACGATGCTGGTGCTGTTGTTTGTAACGGATTATACCACGAATTAGAATACGAAAACGTGCATATGTCTTCTACTGTTAAGTCCAGCGGTATCGGTGTTGAGATGACCAGAAGAACCAAAAGAATAGGTTGCTCTGGATTTAAAGATTTGATGGAAGAAAACAAACTTGAGGTGGTTGATGAAAACACCATTCTTGAGATAAGCACTTTTGAAGCAAAGGGTGCTTCTTATGAAGCATCAGACGGAAATCATGATGATTTGGTTATGAATTTAGTTATGTTTGGGTTTTTCGTTCAAACCACATTCTTTGCTGAAATGACAGACATAGACGTCCGCAAAATGATGTTTGATCAGAGGATGAAAGAGATCGAAGAAGATGTTCCTCCTTTCGGGTTTAAATCACAACCTGAAGAAGAAATAACATACGAAGAGAAACTAAATCCTTGGAGTTTGATGGAAATTTAGCGTAGATCCGGATTATTATAAATAAATACATTGAACGCCTAAGCGTCGACCTTATAATGCTAGCATATAATTTTTCGATCGAAAGAGGAAACAAACATGGCACTGACTACACCTTCAGTCTCACCTGCTATTGTTGTGAAGGAAATCGACCTTACTGGTGTTGCACCTAATGTCGAGACTTCACTTAGTGGTATGGTTGGGTCATTTAAGTGGGGTCCAGTAGACGTTCCTACTCGCATTGAGAACGAAGCACAACTCGCAGAAGTATTTGGTACCCCAGATACGTCTCGTGCAGTTGACTACTTCTCTGCTGCTCAGTATCTACGTTATTCTGGAAACCTTATCGTAAACCGACAAATAACTCGCGCATCTGGATCAGATTCAGCTTCAAATGCTAACTCCACAACCAATGGTATTCTCATTGAGAACGAGGATCATTTTGATAGAACTGCCCCAACAGCGGATATGTGGATAGCAAAATATCCAGGAGATCTTGGAAATTCTCTGAAAGTTTCTGCCTTCTTTATTGAGGGCGGTGAATCTGCAGGTTCTTCTAATACTGCAACTTATTGGGAAAATTGGACGTATGCCGGCCAATTTGATGGGATCCCAGGAACTTCTGACTGGGCAACCAAGCAACCTGGAACCGTAACTAATGACGAAATCCATATTGCTGTAATCGACTCAGACGGACTCATCTCCGGAACGAAAGGAACCGTATTGGAAGTTTTCCCGTATGTTTCCCTTGCACTTGGTGCAAAGACCGAAGATGGTGGCGATAACTACATCAAGACTGTTATCAACAACGGTTCTAGATACTTGTGGTTCGGCGATTTCGACTCAGATAAAACCTACTTCGCCAAAGGGGATAACTGGGGCAACGCACCTAGTGGATCAAGCACCAACTATGCTGACAACTCTTCTTGGTCTGAAGATTCTGCTAGTGCTGCTCTTGGTGGTGGTTCTGACCCTGGAACTCTTCTTGTTGGAGATTACCTACTGGGTTTCGATAACTTCGAAGACAAGGACGAGATTGATGTACAAATCTTGGTCTCCCCTGGATTGTCTACTGCTGATGATCAAGTAACTATTGTAAACGACCTTGTTGGAATTGCACAAACAACCCGTAAGGATTGTGTTGTCGTAACTTCTCCAAACCGCGCAGCAGTTGTTAATAACATCACCCCAGTAACCGATACTCTTGCTACAACAGATAGGTTCACTGGTTCTAACTACTTGATTGTAGATAATAACTATCTTCGAGTTTACGATAAGTATAATGATAATTATATTTACATCCCTGCTGCTTCTACTACTGCTGGTCTATTGGCTGCTACTGACGCAAACTTTGGACCATGGTACTCACCTGCTGGTGAGCGAAGAGGACTATATCAGGGAGTAACCAATCTCGCATATTCTCCTACAAAAGCAAACCGCGATTCTCTGTACAAAGCGGGTGTAAACCCAATCGTACAGTTCGCAGGTCGAGGAATCTTGTTGTTCGGCGACAAGACTAAGCAATCTCGTCCATCTGCCTTTGATAGGATTAACGTGCGACGTTTGTTCCTCGCGATCGAGAAATCAATCGCTATCGCTGCTCGTAACTTTATGTTCGAGTTTAACGATGAATTTACTCGCTCAGAGTTTGTTGCCATCGTTGAACCTCTTTTGCGAGAGATTCAAGCTCGACGCGGTATTGACGCATTCTTTGTTCAATGTGACGAGAGAAACAATACTCCAGAAGTAATTGCTCGAAACGAACTGGTCGCTTCAGTATTCATCAAACCTGCCTACTCTATCAACTTCATCACTCTCAACTTCGTCGCTGTTCGTGGCGGACTTGATTTTGAAGAAGTGGTTGGTACGGTATAATCGAAGACATCTAAGGAGAAAGAAAAATGGCAATTTTGCGCGTAGATGACTTCAAAGGTAAACTTACTGGTGGCGGTGCACGTGCCAATATGTTCGAGGTCAATGTTAACTTCCCAGGTTATGCTGGTGGTAACAAAGAATTGACCAACTTCATGTGCCGTGCTGCACAACTTCCAGCGTCCACTGTTGCTACTGTCGAGGTCCCATTCCGTGGACGTATCGTTAAGTTAGCAGGTGATCGCACCTTTGAACCATGGACAATTACTGTCTATAATGACACCAATTTTAGTATTCGAGATGCCTTCGAATCATGGATGGACGGGATTAATTCTCATGAAGGCAACCAAGGTATTCAATCCAACAACGCTGGTTTTGGATCCTATGCTACTAATATGGAAGTCATTCAACTCGATCAGACGGGTTTCGGTATCAAGACTTACTACTTGAAAAACTGTTTCCCATCAAACGTTTCAGCGATCGATCTCGACTACTCTCAGGTAGGGGAAATCGAGCAGTTCACTGTAACTATCGAGTACGACTACTGGACAAACGACAACACCAACTAAGGTTGAAATTGTCGTATAAGTAGTAACAGGAGGGGAGTTCTGCTCCCCTCCTTTTCCTGTAAATAAAGGACCGAATAATGGCAGAAGGCATTAAACTTTTTGGTTTTGAGATAAAGCGAGCAAAGAAAGACGAAGAGGCAGTAACACCAATTCCTGTTGCCTCAGTAGTTGCTCCTACTGATGATGATGGTGCAAGTTATGTGACTTCTCCTTCGTACCACTTTGGTACACATATGGACATTTATGCTGACCTTCAAGTAAAAGATCAAGCAGATTTGATTCGTAAGTACCGCACCGCTGCTACTCATGCCGAAGTAGATATGGCGATTGAAGAAATCGTCAACGAAGCAATAGTAAACCCTCAAGACGATGAGAATATCGTAGAATTGAACCTCGATGCTGTAGAGTTGTCAAAGGGGATCAAGAATAAGGTTCATGAAGAATTTCAAAATGTTTTGAATATGCTCACGTTTAACGAACGTGCTCATGACATATTTAAATCTTGGTACGTCGACGGTCGACTGTACCATCACTTGGTTGTTGACAAGAATAATTTGAAGCAAGGTATTCAAGAAATCCGTTACGTCGACTCAACCAAAATTCGCAAAGTTAAAAATGTAAAGAAGAAAACTGATCCAGCAACTGGCGTTTCTCTGGTTGACAAAGTTGAAGAGTTTTACATTTATTCAGAAAAAAGTGTTTCTGATAAGAAAGGAGCGACCTCTCATAATATAGACCCAAAGAATAGTGCTGTGCGTTTGAGCAACGATTCTGTTGTTTATGTTACTTCTGGTCTGCTAGATGAAACCAAAGCAAAGGTAGTTTCTCACCTCCACAAAGCACTGCGTCCAATTAACCAGTTGCGTATGATGGAGGACTCTCTGATTATCTACCGTCTAGCACGTGCCCCCGAGCGTCGTATCTTTTACGTTGACACTGGTAACTTGCCAAAGGGTAAAGCAGAAGAATATCTAAACTCCTTGATGACTCGTTACCGTAACAAACTTGTTTACGATCAAGCAACTGGAGAACTGAAGGACTCTCGTAAGCATATGTCTATGCTCGACGACTTCTGGTTGCCTCGTCGTGAAGGTGGTCGTGGTACTGAAGTGACCACCCTTCCAGGTGGACAGAACCTTGGCGAGATTGATGACGTTCGTTATTTCCAGAGAAAGGTCTATCAAGCACTCAATGTACCAGTATCACGTCTTGAACAAGAACAGGCGTACTCCCTCGGTCGTGCTACTGAAATCAATCGTGAGGAAATTAAGTTCCAGAAATTTGTCACCCGTTTGCGTTCTCGGTTCTCTAAACTGTTCACGCAAATCCTTCGACAACAGTTGGTGCTGAAGGGAATAATAACTGACAGCGATTGGATTGAGTTGTTCCATAATAGAATCTCTGTAGATTTTTACAAAGACAATCATTACACCGAACTAAAAGATGCAGAAGTAATGGCGCAACGTCTACAAACTATGGACCAAGCATCTCAATATGTTGGAGAATACCTATCTAAACAATGGGTAATGAAGAATATCTTCCGTTTCACTGAAGAAGAAGCAGAAGAAATGATGAAGCAAATCGACACCGAAGTACAAGATGGCGAAATAGTGCCAGACGAAGGTGGCGAAGAACAACCCTCATGATTAAATGGAGAATGAAATGAGTGAAGTGTTAGAACAAGAAAACGAATCTGAAGAAGTAGAAACTCCCGAGGTTTCATCTGAAGACCTACTAAATGCAATCTCAGCAGAGAAAGCATTAGATGCTTCTAAAATTTTTAGCGACTTAATGGCATCTAGAGTTAATGATGCCCTGGAAGCAGAGAAGGTCAGACTTGCAGGGCAGATCTTTAACGGCGAAGAAGAACAAGAGATTTCCGATGAAGAAATCGAAGACGCTGTTTCTGAAATAGAATCTGAAGATGCTCCTGAAGTTGAAGAACCAGTCGCTGAAGTAGAGGTTGAAGAACCAGTCGCTGATATTGGTGCTGAAGAAGAACACCAAGAAACAGAAGATGACCTCGGTCTGTACTCTGACGAACAAGCAGAGGCAGATGTAGAAGAAATTCTTTCTCAAGAAGATGAAAATAATTCAGAAACAGAAGTAACTGAAGAGTAATATTAGTATAAATATACTCTATGAAAACTTTTTCTGAAGTAAGAAATAGTAAAGTTAAAGGCGATCTTGTATACAACAAGAAGCATAAGCGTATTACCACCCAAGTTTATAAGACTAGGAAGGGGTATTCTGCTTATGTCGACGGAGATTTGCTAGACAACTTCAGATCTGAAAAAGATGCTGTCAAATCTATCGAAACTGCTATCAAGGAACTGACATGAAACTTATTGCTGAATACAACGAGAATTCTTTGCAATGCCTCGTTGAAGAGAAAAAAGACGGTGGTAAGAAGTATGTCATTGAAGGTGTTTTTGCCCAGGCAGAAACAAAGAACCGTAATGGTCGGATTTATCCAAAGGCAATTATGGAAAGGGCAGTTGAGAAGTATGTTGATGAACAAGTATCTAAAAGTCGAGCAGTTGGTGAATTGAATCACCCTGACGGTCCAACCGTAAACCTCGACAAAGTTTCTCACCTCATCACTGATCTTCGTTTCGAAGGCAATGATGTGGTAGGAAAGGCATCAATACTAGACACTCCTATGGGTAAAATCGTTCAAGGTTTGCTTGAGGGCGGTGTCAATCTTGGTGTCTCAACTCGTGGAATGGGTAGTCTTGAGCAGCGTGATAATGCCACGTATGTCAAAGACGACTTTGTTCTCAGCACGGTTGACATCGTGCAAGATCCATCAGCACCGAATGCTTTTGTTAATGGTATCATGGAAGGTGTAGATTGGATTTGGAACAATGGCGTGCTTGTCGCTCAAGAAATATGTGAAGATAAAGAGACTGAAATCGTTGCTCCTTCTGGACCTGTTAGATTTTTATCTACAGAACAGATCCGTGAGTACAAAAATTTCCTCTCATCTTTAAAAGAAAACTTTTGACAAGGAGTCCATTATGGATCAAGAGCAAAATGTAGAACTCCGCGATGAGACGGAAGTTGCGGAAGCAAAGGGGCATGATATGAAAAATGCTGAGGCGCAATCTGTTGCGTCTGTGGATAAAGCAGCAGATGGCACTGGTCAAGCACCATTACCGTCTCAAGGCGATGCCAAGCATAACACCAAAAAAGACCCAATGCCAAAGACTAAGGCAGGTATGATCAACGCCATGTATGGAAAACTGAATGCTATGAAGAAGGTTGACCTTCAATCAGCATACGGTAATATGATGGGCGAGGAAGTCGAGATCGAAGAAGAAGATATGGTTGCTGAAGCAGACGTTTCTTCTTACTCAGAAGATCTGGACGCGTTGGTCGAGTCTGAAGCAACTCTTTCCGAAGAGTTCAAGCAAAAAACTGCTATCATCTTTGAAGCAGCATTGAAGTCGAAGCTCGCTGAAGAAGTCGAGCGAATTGAGTCATCCTACGAAGAAAAACTTGCTGAAGAAACTGCTGCGCAGAAGAGCGAGTTGGTCGAGAAGGTTGATTCCTACCTAAACTACGTGGTTGAGCAGTGGATGGAAGACAACAAAGTCGCTGTCCAGAATGGTCTGCGTGCTGAGATTGCTGAGAACTTCATGGAGAACCTCAAGGTTCTTTTTGCAGAATCTTACATCGAAGTACCAGATTCTAAGGTTGACCTCGTTGACGATCTAGCAGATCAAGTTGAGGAACTCGAAGAGGCACTTAACAAGACTACTGCTGACGCAATTGCTCTGAGCGAGCAGGTTGAAGAACTGACTCGTGAGGCGATTGTCTCAGAAGCAGTTTCTGATCTTGCTGAAACTCAAGCAGAAAAGTTTAAGAAACTCGTTGAAGGTGTTGACTTCGAAGATGCGGAAACGTTTGCATCTAAAGTTGCCACTGTCAAGGAATCTTTCTTTGCTAAGCAAACCAACGTTGCTGAAGAAGAAGTGATTGCTGAAGAGACTGCTCCAGAAGCAGACGCTGAAGTAGCACCTTCTATGGAACGATATCTTAATGCTATTCGTAAAACTACTCTTAAATAATCCATTTACTCTAGGAGAATAACAATGGAACTTAACTACGAATCTCTGGTTGCCAAGTGGTCACCAGTACTCAACGAAGAAACAGCAGGTACGATTTCTGATCGTCACCGCCGCAATGTTACTGCTGCTGTTTTGGAGAACCAAGAGAAGGCAATGATCGCTGAAGGCGCACAGTCTGCTTTCCTTACTGAAACTCCAACCAACACCAATTCCGCTGTAACTGGTGGTCCAGGTCAAGCAAACTGGGATCCAGTACTGATCTCTCTCGTCCGTCGCGCAATGCCTAACCTGATGGCATACGACGTATGTGGTGTTCAGCCAATGTCTGGTCCTACTGGTCTCATCTTCGCGATGAAGTCTCGTTACAAGACCACTCGTGGTGGTGCTACTTCTGGCGATGAAGCACTGTTCAACGAAGCAGTTGTGCCATTCTCTGGCGACTCTTCTGTAACTCAGTCTGGCGGTCCATCTGGTCTGTCTGGTGTAACTGACTCAAACGGCGACAGCACTATCAATGACGACCGTTCTGGTCCTACTCTTGGCGGTGGCATGACTACTGCTCAAGCAGAAGCACTGGGTGACGGAACTCACACTGACTTCGCTGAAATGGGTTTCACCATCGAGAAGTCAACTGTAACTGCTAAGAGCCGTGCGCTGAAGGCAGAATACACCATCGAACTCGCTCAAGACTTGAAAGCAATTCATGGTCTTGACGCTGAGTCTGAGTTGGCGAACATTCTGTCTACGGAAATCCTCGCGGAAATCAACCGTGAAGTAATCCGTACTATCAACAGCCAAGCAAAGACTGGTGCTAGCACTGCTAACACTGCTGTAAACGGTATCTTTGACCTGTCTACGGACGCTGATGGTCGTTGGTCTGTTGAGAAGTTCAAGGGTCTCCTTGTTCAACTCGATCGCGAAGCGAACACCATTGCTAAAGAAACTCGTCGCGGTAAGGGTAACGTTGCAATCGTCTCTTCTGACGTTGCTACTGCTCTTGTTGCTTCAGGTATGCTTGACTACGCTCCTGCTCTGAGCACTAACTTGCAGGTTGACGACACTGGTAACACTTTTGCTGGTGTACTGAACGGACGTATGCGCGTCTACATCGACCCATATGCGGTTGCTGACTATGTAACTGTTGGTTACAAGGGCACTAACCCATATGACGCAGGTGTATTCTACTGCCCATATGTACCACTGCAAATGGTTCGCGCTGTAGGCGAGAATGACTTCCAGCCACGTATCGGGTTCAAGACTCGTTATGGCATGGCGTCTAACCCATTCGTAGGTTCTACTCCTTCTGATGGTCTTGCTGCTGCTAAGAGCAACCAGTACTACCGCATCTTCCGTGTAGACAACCTGATGGTTTCTGCATAAGATTAGGTAATACCCAAAAAACACATAAGAACAAATGGGTTTTTGGAGGTCTTCGGACCTCCTTTTTTTTGCCTATTGTCTTTTGAGACTAAATAGAGTATAATATAGACCTTACACGGGAAACTATAATGAGCAGCAATCTAACGAGCAACATAAACCTTTTTCAACCTACTGGATTCCAAGTTATAATTGATAGAAAGAACTATGGCAATCTACAGTTCTTCGTTCAATCTGTAAACCACCCTGGTGTGTCCAACCCAGCGATTGAAACTGCTTTCAAGAAAATTCAAAGTATTCCAATGCCTGGAGGTCAGGTAGAATATGGAGAGTTGACTATGGATGTTTTGTTGGACGAGGATTTAAACTCCTATACTGAAATCTATAACTGGTTGTTGCGTTTGGTCAATAACGAACAAATACAGAAAAGGGATAATTTTGGAGGAAGCACTTCCGACCAACCAACATATGCAGACATCATTGTTACTGCCTTGACTAGTCACAACAACAATAATAAAAAATTCAAGTATGTTGATTGTATCCCTGTTGCTGTAGGCGATATAAGGTTTGAGGCACAAAACCAATCGGTTGAATATGTAATCTTCCCCGTTTCTTTTAGGTTTTCTTATTTTGAAATAGAGTAATATATGAATTTAGATGATATTCTTGCGCAGTGGTCGCAAGATTGTGAGATTGGTCATAGACTAGATGATAGTTCCAGAGAGACCCCAAAACTGCATGCTAAATACCTTGGATACTTGGTACAAGCAAAACTGCTTTTAAAGAGAGCAGAGGACAAACAACAAATCCTCCTAAAAAATAAATTCCTTTGGTACAACGGTAAACTCTGCCAAGAGGAAGTCAACGAGTTAGGTTGGGAACCAGATCCATTTAACGGGTTGAAGATAATGAAAGGCGATCTCGATCACTATTATAATAGCGATCCAGAGATACAAGAAAGCGAAGCAAAGATAACCTACTATAAAACAATGGTAGATACGTTAAAGGAAATTATCGACACGTTGAAGTGGAGGCACCAAACAATCGGTAATATGATCAAATGGAAACAATTCGAGGCAGGAGTATGAACCACTTACTAAAAGCATTAGTCAAGAAACTCGAGGGCGAGATAGCAGTCGCTCAGGCAAACGTAGAAGTTTATCTAAAGAGTTCTGTTGGTATCGGAGAACATCCTGATATAGTTGAGGCAATCGAAACTCAAGTAACTAAGATCGCCGAAGCAGAAGAAAAGATAGACACCATCTATAAGCACTTTCCAGGCGATGGTTGATAGTTCTAGTTTACTTCCTTATGGAATAACTTCCTCAGCACCAGCAATAGTATTACCTGATGTAGATCTTTTCAAAAGCGAAAGAGGTGCGCAAGCAGCAAACTTCTTTGAAGGAAAGTTTCAAGAACTACAGAAGCAGTACGAAAGTTTAGTCAAACTCGCTAACGAAACCGACATTGTTTACAAGTCCACATATGGATTTGAACCAAAAGTTGGTAAGACATATCACCTATACAGAAAAGAAGGTGGACATTTCCTTAGTATTATCTCTCCTTCGGAATGGGATAAATACGAATTTATTGGAAGTTATCGGTTTACCGCTGATGCTGTTTGGGAAAATGTCTAATATAACCATTCAAATGCAAAATCATTCTATGATGGCAGTAGTCTGTGATCCTTCTGTTCGCGCAGAACTCAAAGAATACTTTTCTTTCTATGTTCCTGGATATAAATTTATTCCTTCTTATCGTCGCAAACAGTGGGACGGTAAGATTCGTTTGTTTAATCCCATAACCTGCGAACTTAATGTTGGGTTGTATGCTAAACTTTGTCGTTTTGCAGCAGACCGTCACTACCATATGCAAATGGAGCATTCGCCTTATGGACTACCGAATGCGACTAATAAAGTTGATCACCAGAAACTAGTATCCTCGCAAGCACTTTGGAAAATGCCATTTCCTCCTCGTGATTATCAGTACGATGCTATCACGCATGGAATACAGAGAAAGAGAGCAGTGCTGCTCTCTCCTACTGGCTCTGGCAAATCTTTCATAATATACAATCTTATGCGTTGGTATCTGGAGAACAACGATAAGTCTGTGTTGATTGTAGTGCCCACGACCTCTTTGGTTGAACAGATGTACAAAGATTTTAAAGATTATGGGTTTGATGCAGAGAATGAATGTCACATAATCTACTCAGGCAAAGACAAGAAAACAGACAAAAGAATAGTGATCACAACTTGGCAATCGGTTTACAGACTAGGCAAAGATTGGTTTGATGTGTTTGGTTGTGTGTTTGGCGACGAGTGTCATCTATTTAAAGCAAAGTCCCTCACCACCTTAATGAATAAGTGTACGGAAGCAGAGTATAGATTCGGAACTACAGGAACGCTAGACGGGTCTCAGGTACACAAACTTGTTCTTGAAGGTTTATTTGGTCCCACTAAAAGGGTTACTTTTACTAGAGACCTACAGGACAAAGGAACCCTCGCTAAACTCAAGATAGACATGTTATTACTTGACTATTCAGAAGAAACCCGTATAATGAATAAAGAGTTGACATATCAAGAAGAAGTAGATTTTCTTGTGACATATGAACCTAGGAATAAGTTTATACGAAATTTGGCAGTAACTCAAAAGGGGAATACTCTCGTGCTTTTTCAGTTCGTGGAGAAACACGGAGAAATACTTCACAAAATGATTAAAGAAGTACAAAGCGATAAAGTCTATTATGTTCACGGTGGGACTGATACCTCAGACCGCGAAGCAATACGAGGTATCGTGGAGAAACAAGACGGAGCAATTATCGTCGCCTCTCTTGGTACATTTAGTACTGGGATTAACATTAGGAATCTGCATAACATTATTTTTGCTAGTCCTTCAAAATCCCAAGTCAAAGTCCTCCAATCAATCGGAAGAGGATTGAGGAAAGCAGATAACGGACAGGACACAAAACTATACGATCTTTCCGATGATATGCAGTATCATTCTAGGCAAAACTTCACCCTGAAGCATGCTGGGGAAAGGATCAAAATGTATACCAAAGAAAAGTTTGACTTCGAACTACATAAGGTGGTTTTATGAAAAAAGAAGATATAGTACAATTTAAACTTTGTAATGGGCAAGATGTTATTGCCTGCGTTATTGAACAATCTGAAGACAGTTTCATTGTTAACTTCGCTTTAGATATGGTTCCTATTGAGAATATAGAAGATGAATATGATAATAATGGTAAGTCATATTATATACTTCGTCCTTATATTCAATATACTGAAGATTTGGAAAGGACGGTTTCGATCAATCCTTTCTCTGTTATCTCAATTCATACCCCCTCTGACACAGTCGTCGAGCAGTACTCAAACTCTGTAGTCTCCATACAAGAGCACTTAGGAAAGGGCGGATCTGAGGTTGAGTGTAAGACCAGCAATGTTTTGTCATTTCCTTCCAAGAAAGGACTTCTTACAGAAGATTGACTTTTCAATCTACTTGTTGTATAATAGTTCTTTACTTATTTAATTGGAGTTGTTATGAAACCTAATGAACGCCCGCATTATGTTAATAATGCTGATTTCTCGCAAGCAGTGGTTGACTATGTAAAATCTGTACGGGAAGCAGAAACGAAAAACAACCCTGAACCAGTTATGCCGAACTATGTTGCAGAGTGTTTCCTTAAGATCGCAGAGGGTCTTTCTCACAAGTCTAACTTTGTTCGCTACACCTATCGTGAAGAGATGGTAATGGATGCTGTAGAGAACTGCCTTCGTGCTGTAAAGAACTACGATATCGATGCGGCGACTCGAAAAGGTAAACCAAATGCGTTTGGATATTTCACTCAGATCTCTTGGTATGCTTTCCTTCGCCGTATTCAGAAAGAAAAGAAGCAGCAGGATGTTAAATTGAAGTTCTTATCAGAATCCGCAATAGAGGAATTTATGGTCGACCCAGATGAAGATCCTCAAGTTGCAAAAGCAGTTCAATCCTTTGTTGACAATCTTCGTAGAAGGATTGACGACGTAAAAGAAAAAGACGAAAAAATAAAGCAATATAAAAAGACCCTTTCGAACAAAAGAAAAGTTTCTATAGATTCAGACCTTTCAGATTTTCTCGAGGAATAAATGCGCATAGCAATTTTAAACGATACTCATTGTGGTATTCGTAATTCGTCAGACATCTTTATTGATTATCAAGAACGCTTCTATACTGAAGTGTTCTTCCCTTATCTAAAAGAAAACCACATCAAGCATATCATCCATCTTGGTGATTACTATGAACATCGTCGTTTCATCAATTTTAAAGCACTGAATAGCAATCGGAAGGTTTTTCTTGAGAGACTTCGTTCTGATGGAATTACTATGGATATAATCCCAGGTAATCATGACACTTATTACAAAAATACGAATGACCTAAATTCTTTAAAAGAGTTGTTGGGTCATTACATGAACGAAGTTAATATTGTGATGGACCCAAGCGTCCTTGATTATGATGGGTTGAAGGTTGGTCTAGTTCCTTGGATTTGTCAAGATAATGAAAAAGAGATAAATGATTTCCTTGTAAACTGTAAAGCAGATGTTATCGGAGGACACTTTGAATTAAACGGGTTTGATATGATTCGCGGAGTTCCTTGTACTCATGGTATGTCTGCTGACAACCTTCGTAGATTTGAGTTGGTGCTTTCAGGACACTATCATTGTAAGTCTAGTCAAGACAATATTCACTATCTTGGTTCCCAGATGGAATTCTTTTGGAACGATGCAAACGACCCAAAGTATTTCCACATACTCGATACAGAGACAAGAGAACTGATCCCTGTACAAAACCCATTAACTCTTCATGAAAAAATTTATTACGATGATGAAGTTGCTGACTATAACAAACTTGAAATTGATCACCTCGATCAAAAATTTGTTAAAGTCGTTGTTATTAATAAAAACGACCCTTTCACATTTGATAGATTTTTGGATCGTATACAACAAAGAGAAATTTATGATCTAAAAGTACAGGAAGACTTCTCAGAGTTTCTGGGAGAAAACGTTTCTGATGAAGGTTTGGATGTAGAAGATACTAGTGTCTTACTTGGATCTTACATCGATAACGTTGAAACTCTTTTAGATAAAGAACGGATTAAAAAAGAGGTTTCGGACTTAATGACAGAAGCACAATCAATGGAGATTGCGTGAGATTTGTGATCCATGTTGTTGGGTATGCATGGTGTGGACACACTTTAAGGTGCCTACTGCATTTTGAGGCACTTGGATTTAAGACTTTCTTTATAGATCTAAGCAAAACAAAGTTTCAGAAAGACGAAAAATATAAACCGAATTTAAAAATTCCTCAGGTTTATGTTGACGGTGAGTATATTGGCGGATTCGAAGAATTGAGAGAGAGATTTCCACTTTGATAATTTTTAAATCTATACGTTACAAAAACTTTCTTTCTACTGGCGACAATTGGACAGAAATACAATTGAATAATGCTAACCACACGTTGATTGTGGGGCAGAATGGTTCTGGTAAGTCTACAATGCTAGACGCCGTGTCATACGCATTATTTGGAAAACCGCATAGAGGAATAAACAAAGGGCAACTGGTTAATTCTGTAAACCAAAAGGCAATGAGAGTTGAAGTAGATTTCTCTATTGGTAATAAAAAATATAAAGTTGTTAGAGGATTAAAACCAGTAAAGTTTGAGATCTATGTTGATGGGGTTCTTATGAACCAAAACTCACACAACAAAGAGTATCAGAAGATTCTTGAACAGAACATACTTAAACTAAATCATAAAACTTTCCATCAAGTTGTTGTTCTTGGTTCTTCTTCGTTCATACCCTTCATGCAATTGTCTGCATTCAATCGAAGAGAAGTTATCGAAGATTTGCTAGACATTAACGTTTTTTCTAAAATGAATTCTCTTCTAAAAGAAAAGAATGCTACGTTACGAGAGAAAATAAATCAAACGTTACACGACATTGAAATAAACGAAACCAAAACGGAAGCACAAAAAAAGTACATCCGTGATATATCTAAAATAAAACATGATGAAAAGAAAAAGATTGAAGAACAGATCAAGCAGAAGCAGGATTTGATTGACGATCTTCAAAAGGACAATAACGAGAAAAGAAAGTATCTTCAAGAGTTTTCTGATAATACTGCTGAAAAGCGCAAAAATGCATACTCTTTGGTTTCAGAATTACAGAATTCTAATACTGAAATCCTCACTAAAATAAAAGCATTGGTAAAAGAGACCAAATTCTATGAGAAAAACGAAACGTGCCCGACCTGCGAGCAAGACATCGACGAACAACTCAAGAAGAGTAAACTCGAGCAAGCAAAAGTCTCAGCGTCAGAGTTTCAATCATCTCTTACTGAAATCACAGAGAAACAAGCAGAAGCAACAAAAGAATTAGATCATTGGGTAGAAAAGTCACAAGAACTGGTTGAAGTTAGTCGAAAGATGTTTGATAACGATGAAAACATCGAAAGGATAAAATATGATATTGAAGAACTTGAATGGGACATAAAAGATCTTAGTGACGAGAAGTCAGATCTTGCAAAAGCAAACGACGACTACGATGTTCTGGTGAAAGAATATCATGAATTGATGCAAACGAAAAATAAACAGAATGATCAGGCAGCATACAATACTGTCATATCAGAGATGCTAAAAGATACTGGTATCAAAACCAAGATCATTAAACAATACCTTCCAGTGATCAACAAATTGGTCAACCAGTATTTGTCTATTCTTGACTTCTATGTTCACTTTGACCTAGACGAATCTTTTTCAGAAACAATACGTTCTCGCCACCGTGATTCATTTTCTTACGATTCTTTCTCTGAAGGCGAGAAACAGAGAATAGACTTAGCACTTCTCTTTACTTGGCGTCAAGTTGCCAAGATGAAGAACTCGATCAGCACAAATCTTTTGATACTGGACGAGACCTTCGACTCTTCACTTGACGAAGCAGGTATTGAAAACCTAATGAAGATAATACATACCCTTGGAGATGATACAAACGTCTTTATTATTTCTCATAAGGGTGATATTCTAGATGGCAAGTTTGACGCTAAAATAGAATTCGTCAAAGATAAAAACTTCTCTAAGATCAAGAAATGAAATTAGCAACTTATGTTCCGAATTTTATAGAGAAAGAAGTCGCTGAGAAGCACGCTTCTCGTATGGACGATAATAAGGTGATTTCTAGGACAGACGATACTCAAGTTCCTAATTCTTGGGCATGGTATGGGTTACACTGGGACTTACTCGAAGACTGTTGTGATAAGATGTCTGAAATAACTGGCATAGAATTGGTACCCACATATGATTATTGTAGGATATATAAAAAAGATAATATCCTTCGCCGTCATGCCGATAGACCTTCTTGCGAAGTTTCAGTTACCATAAACCTAAAAAACGTGCAAGTTCCTTGGGAGTTTTTCTGGGAGGGAGGTTCTGTTTTGATGAAACAAGGAGACGCAGTGATTTATCGTGGTTGTGATGTTGAGCATTGGAGAGAAGAGAACCCTGCTGACTTTGTATATCAGTCTTTCCTCCACTATGTTGATGCCAATGGTCCACATGCCTCACACGGGAACGAATACTTGACTAAAAAAAGAAAATAGGTTATAATTGGTGCACAAGTTAAAAAGAAAAAGGTATAACTCTCTTGTAGAGTTGAAGAAAGAAATACAAGATAAAGGAAAAGAAAAGGTTCTTGATTTTAACGGTTATTCATTGGTAACTAACAAGAACAAATACACGATGGTAGATAGTATGATATATGTGAACGGTGTTCTTCATGGAATTGATTAATATTTCAGGTCGCCAATGGAAGAAATACAAAGGCGATCAAGGTCAAGATGTTTACGTCGCACAGTTTCTTGAATCGGATGATGCTGTTCTTGGTACTTATGCGGACGAAACTTCTTACGACTTGTTAATAGAAGAGGATACAGACTTTTATCTTCCTTCTAGCGATATAACTGAAGAAACACATGATGAAGATCTTATTGCTTTTAAGTTTCGTAAGAATGTTTTCACTCAAGAAGAACAAGACGGTGCTTTTGAGGGTTTGTATGGTGCAGCAGTAGAATCAAATAACCGTGGTCTAGCAGCAGGTCCAAGAGAAGAAACTCAGGGCGGGAGAGATTGGGTGACTATTTACCAATCTAATGTACTTGATTGGTATGCAAAAGGACAACCACCGAGTATCGATGGTTCAGATCCACTCGTTGAATTTGCAAATATAAATAAGGATGAGATTCGCGGTGGTGTTTGGTTACGCACCAAAGTGGAACCAGAGTTCGGAGACTACAAAAATTTCTTCCCTAAACTAGAGGAGAAATTGAAGTCCATGCCTCTTGAAGAGGCAAAAGCATATGCTAAAAAAATTAAAACAGATTTTATTTCAGATACTTCTTATGCCACTGCTATTTGGAGTGGTATCGCTGGGTTCTATGGTCGTTATCCTCGCATACCTTATGGTCGCGCTACAGCGTATACTGATCACCATAGAGAAACGTTTGAAAAGTGCTATCCGTTCGCAAGGAAACTAGAAAAAACTTTCGCAGAATTACTCCCTGTTCGTCATTCTCGTCAAAAGAAATGGGCGGATAAAGTTGACCCAAAGTTTCTGATTGGCGAAGATACTACTTTCACCACAATCACTGTCAATACTACCACCAAAGATCGCAATGCTCGTATGGCATGCCATCGCGATGCTGGTTCTTTGAACGAAGGTTATTCTAACTTGACGGTAATCAGTGATGGCAAGAAAAACTGGAAAGGCGGATACCTCGTTTGCCCTGAAGTTCGTGCTGCTATTAATGTCCGACCTGGTGACCTGTTGCTCGTCGACAACATGCGAGTTATCCACGGTAACACTCCAATCGAAGCACCTGATACTGGTGAAGATGACCTGATGCGCATGTCTCTCGTATTTTATTTCCGTGAGGATATGGCGAAGTTGGGTAGTTGGGAGTATGAGCACCTGCGTCGTGCCTATGTTGACGCTCGCCGCAAGAATGAAGAACACCCACTGTGGCGTCCATATTGGAATGGTGTATCGCCTTCCATGTGGGACGAACAAGAGTGGTATGATTGGTTGACTGTTGAAGGCGGCGAGTCGATGGTTCGTCAGTATCATCCTAAAGCATTTGAAGTTGCTGGTTCATTAGAGGATTTCTTTTAATGTGCGGAGTGATTGGTGTATACCTCACTGATGTTACTCCTGCTGATTGCGGATTAGTTAGTAACCTTTTCTTAGAATCAATGATTCGCGGGAAACATGCCACTGGCGTCACCTTTTTCAAAGACGGTAAATTCAATACAATTAAAGAACCAACTTCCTCTTACCTTTTCCTTGGCAGACATACCACGGTTGAAGATTGGGTTGACGGAGATACTCTATTGTGTATAGGGCATACTCGATACTCTACTTCGGATCTACGTTACAATCAACCGTTTCAAGGCAAAGAAATTTCTATCGCACACAACGGAGTTATCTCTCAAGACCCAGACATTTGGGAATACGAAACAGAGACTTTAAATGATTCTGAATTGATACTTCGATGTATTGAGGCAGGTGATACTCCTCTTGAGGTTTACAAACACCGAAGTATGGCATGCGTCGCTATAGAAGATGGAGTTCTACATGGTTGGAGAAATCATGAACGTCCTCTTTGGATGGCACCAAGAGATAACGGTCTTATCTTTGCTTCAACAGAAGATATAATTAGAAGGTCTCGCATCGAAGGTCATGTAGAAAAATGCGAACCTCTTGTGAAATACACTTACAGTAATTATGGTGGGTTATACGAAGATAGGAGATTCTTCGACCCTGACCTGGAGGACTTGCAATGAATTATAATCCAAAAGACTTTACTTATGGATATGAGATTGAATGGGGTGACATTGACCGAACTTTGGAAATTCCAGAGCACCTTGGATCGTGGGAACATGCAGAAACGGATATTGTGAACATTCACGAACCATACAGGTTTGTTGCTTGCGACCCTCTTGGATTAGAACCACCTGTCGGTGGAGAAGTCAATACAAAACCTACAAGCACTTGGCAACAACAAGTAGATCGAATCATGGAGATACATGATTTGTTTGTTGCGAATGGAGACAAACCATCTGCCTCTTGCGTCAATCATGGACACCTTCATGTTTATGTCCCTGGACTGAAAGAAGATGTTGACGGTTTAAAGCGACTGATTGCATACATAAAAGAGAATCAAGAACTAACCGTTGAGTCTTGTTACCAATTTGGTCAGAGACCAGAGATGAAAATACTCAAAGGTTCAAAGACTTACTTGAAGTATGATGGCGGTCGACTAATGCCAGATTATATGTGTGACAACATCATAAACCTTGCAGAAGATTTTGATCACTTCATCAAACTTCATGCAGCAGGTAAGGACGGTGTTTCAATGGGTCGCCCTTTCCGCCATGCAATCAACACCTATTGTATGAAGCACACTGGTACTATCGAGTTCCGTTGCTTCAGGTCTACAACTGATCGCAAACAGATTGAAGATCAGTTTATATTTGCTGAAGCATTTATTGATGCTGCTCTGAATGACGGACCTAGTGTTGAAGAGATCCTAGATTCTAGAAACTTCAACTTCCCTCCTTTCGTTTGGAATCCAGGAGAGTATAAAGGTTGGATGAATACAAAGTACGATAAGTCTCGCGGAGAGAAGAAAAGAGAATTTCATGAAGTTGCGTGAATGTTCTGCTGAACAATTTAAAAACGCAATAACCGATGATCCTGCTGACAAGTTTGCAAAAACTTTTGTCGCCAAGGCAAATATGCAGGAGCAATGGAGTTTTTGTATAGGTGCTTGGGATGAGGATGATTCTCTTCTAGGTGCAATCATTACAACAATAAGCAAACGTTCCCCAAAAGTAGCAAACCTACAACTTCTTCACACCTTTGCTAAACATAGAGGTAAGGGGGTTGGTCGTATTCTTTGCGAGGACTCTCTCCGCTTTGCGAGACAGAACGCTGCTTTGTATTTTAGAGTATCCGCTGAACCTGACGCTGTAAAGTTCTACGAGCGAATTGGGTTCACTATGCTCGGGAAGCAAAAGAGTGGGTGTCAATTATCTATGTTTAGGATTACTGGTGACACCTTCTTTGACGGCGATTATAGTCTAGAAAATAAACCGATCTATGAAGCAGTACACAAAAAAGGCAAGGGAGGATGTGTTGAAGTATTCGCTGACGAACCCCTTGGACTGGAAGGGTTTCTGTAAGTTGTTGATTCTACAGGGGTTTTCGATATTTTACTTTGATTAACGGTTATAGCATAATACATCTGTATTGTGTAACTTAATTGTAAGGATAGTTATTATGACGTATCAACAAAACAGTAATCCCTTTTTGTCAAAACCCTCCGGCGTTTATTTGACCTGTAACACAAACCCTATCTCAACAAGGTTTGGGCACAAGTATTTTGGGTTAGACACTAAAGAAATAAATTCTGCTTATGTGGGTTCTTGTAAAACTAGCAATTTTTTGAACGATTCACCTGACCTCGACAGGGTTTTAGACTGGAACCAATTATCAGACGGATCTCCTATGCTCACGGGTCACGCACTGTTAGTTGAGACAAGGGTATTGCAAGCTCTGAATGCAAAACGACGTGAAACTTTTTATAACGAATCAAACGGTAGCGGATTAGATTTGGGCGAGTATGACTTGACTTCTTATGACACTAAACAAGTTCGTGACACAGTCGCGTCAATCGTAGAAGATGTCGAGAACTACAAAGTCGGAAAGCAGCAAAGCGCAGAAGAAATACTTTCCAGATTAGAAAATTTTTATTATGATGAGAGTAATAAAGAAAAAGAGATGGTTTCAACTTTGTATTTAAAAATCAAAAATGGATACAATATTCAAGTTAGAAACCAGGTTCACGATGATTCTCATATAAAAACACTCACGGAAAAATTCCAAGACGAGCGTTCTAGAGGTATTGATCCAACGGCAAACTGTAAACCAGTCTTATTGGTAAACGATTATCCCTCAATGCCAGAAGAGGTCATAGGTAACGGACATCATAGCACTGAGGTTTGTCACAAGATAGGCATAGACTCTATGTACGTTGTCAGAATGGACTATAAAATTCACTTCAATAGTGATATCGGATTAGTAAGACAGTTCCTAGACCGAGTCAATAATAACACCCAAACAAATAAAGTCAATGATGGGCATGATGCCAAACAGAGTTTACATTTCCATTTAGAGGATATGATCAAAAAACAAGGGGTTGAGGTTAGTTGGGAAAGAAAACTCAACTTGCTAAACGACAACGTTTCAAAGAAAAAACTGAGAAGTATTTTACGAGATTCCTATTATTCAGACCCGAAGATTAAGTCGGCATTTAGTTCAATTGAGAAACAACTTGTTTCTGAGAAAACTCTCTCTGCGTTAGACGCAAAGTATGTGGGTGTGCAAAGTGTGAACCGACTCATGGGGCAAAGTCGAGAATCTTTCATAAAAGATTTGAAGAGAAAATACAAAGTGAAATCTGTTGGTAAAGGTGAATTTAGTGTCGCACAGATTGGTAACTGCCATAGTGCGGCAATAAGAAACTACAGAGAAAATGGAGAAGTTGGCGTTTTAGTTTGTCACGTGCCAAGAGAAAAGATAACTGAAGACAGAGATCATATCTTATCAATCTTCAAAAAAGATCTTATGGTTGAAAGACAAGTTTGCCCAGATATTCATATATATGTGCTGCCTTATTTAACCAAAGGAGAAGGTTCAGAACTATTTTATATCAACGCGAGAGATATTAGTGTATAAAGAAAAATTTGTAGAGTGGTTCGGTCGCAGTCTTGAAATAGAAGACTGCGACCCTGCATTGTACATGACTAAATACTTCTTTGATCGTTTTGAATACAACAAAGAACAAAGACTCTGGATAACTTGGATTTATGGAACAACTTATTATTGGCCAACTGCCTATGTGGTTTGGAACGAATTCCCCGACATGGAGTTGGTTGGCGTTGATCGCCTTCGCGATTGGAATAACACCAATTATCGCCGCTTGCGTTATCAAACCGACACGAAATGGAATAAAGGACATCTTGCAGATCAGTTCGTTTCGTACCAGCGATATGTTGGAGAACGAACACAACACGATGCACTCACACAAGGATTTGTCGGAGACCCCGTAAAGGATTTCTATACTGTTTGGGAGACAGTTAATGCGTTTCACAAATTTGGTAGATACTCTTCTTGGTTTTATATCCAAACGCTCAAACAGTGCTGTGATATTCCAGTTGATGTTGATAGTCTTTGGTTGCACGACTATAGCGGTTCTCGTTCGCATCGTAACGGACTATGTTACGCACTAGGAAAAGAAGATTGGGTAGATCAAAAGTTGGACAAAGATCAAATAGCATTTCTGGAAAGTGAAGCAAAGGAAATGTTAGAAGAAACCAAACTAAAATATCCTCACGTTGCTGATAAGGCAGACTTCTTTGCCATGGAAACCTGCCTCTGCTCCTTCAAAAAACTATTCCGTAGAAAACATGGTCGATATCTTGGATACTACCTTGATCGACAATCAGAAGAAATACGAAAGGTTGAGAGAGATGGTTGGGACGGGATTGACTGGACACCTATGTGGGATGCTAGAAACGAAACGATTGATCGAGAGTGGTTAAAGGGCAGAATAGACAAAGAACTATTCAATTTGTTCCTTGATACGGGAGACTTTCACCCAAAGGACAGAACGAATGCGTTAGAGGATTTTTTTGTATGACCCCACAACAGATATTCGATTACAAGAATAGTTGGATGCCTGGATTTGAAGTCACCTTGCACAGCGACCTTGAGCGAGAAGGAAAGGATTGGTGCAAGAGATTAATGGGCAAAGAGTCTTGGCATTTTAAATCTTTTACCAACATATACCAACATTCCTTTTACTTTGAAAAAGAGATCATGGCACAGAACTTTATTATGGAATTCGGGAGATTCACCAACCAATGAAAGTGATCTACCTTATTGGCATTCCTGGAACTGGCAAGTCCACCATCATGAAAGAGTTTATGAAGACTCAATGTGGTGAGTGGAAGCAAGATCGACCTATTGACCTTCTTGACACTCACGTGAATGGTACTGTCCGTATCCTTGGCAAGTATGAGGAAGGCGAGACTTTCAGTGGTACTGATCGTCTGAGCATGGCAGTTGCCCCCAAAGCAATCGAGTGGATCTCCACTCAACCCGACGAACTCATCGTCGGCGAAGGTGATCGTTTGAACAACGCAGGTTTCTTCGAAGCATGCGGCGACAACCTCACCATTATCCACCTAACTGTATCGACCGCTGAACGTGAACGCCGATATAAAGAGCGAGGATCCGACCAGTCTGAGAAATTCATCCAGACTTGCCGCACCAAATGCGCCAACATCCTTGAGCGTTTCGGCGACCAGCAGACCCTGTTCGGGGAGGAGAAAGGATGCGTCATTGAGATGCGTCATGAAACTCCCTCTGACACACAGGAGATAGTCAACTTCATTCTAAGTTGTTGATTTTTAAGAACTTTTTATTACTTTACTTTGTACTGATTTTCAGCGATAATATCTCTATACTGAAATAAAGGAGATAGTTATGTCAAAGTGGTATGATCGTGGTCGGACAGGCGAGTACCTGTTGGACCAAGTAGAGTCGCTCCTCGACGGGTACATCACCCTCGACCAGTTCGTTGCCCGCTGCAAGCAGGTGGGTCTCGACGACACTGAGATCGACGAAATCCTTGAAGAAGATGTGTTGCTCTAAGTTGTTGTTTTTACACGACTTTTTCAAACTTGTATTTGTACACGGTTTGAGCGATAATATCTGTATTGGTTGAGGAGACACGAGCATGAATGAAGCAAACAAATCTACCCTAGCAAAACTGCTTGCCACCGAGAATATATCAGTGGTTCAGGACAAGGTTTCTACTGCTTCATTCGATGTCAAGAATCGTGTACTCACTCTCCCCATGTGGGCGGACGTTTCCAAGCACACCGAAGACCACCTGATTGGACACGAAGTCGGTCACGCGCTCTTCACTCCCCTTGAAGGTTGGCATGACGCTGTGTGCGATCGTGGTCCTTCTTTCAAGTCATATCTCAACGTGGTCGAGGATGCCCGAATCGAGAAACTGATTCAGCGCAAGTATCCTGGACTTCGTGGTTCTTTCATCAAGTCATACCGCAAACTGTTCGCTGACGGTTTCTTCGGTGCTGACCTTGATACCATCAACAAGATGGGTCTGATCGACCGAATCAACACCTACTTCAAGTGCGGTATGTCTGCTGGCGTTCAGTTCGCAGCAGACGAGAAACACTGGTTGCCGCGCATCGAGAAACTCGAGACGTGGGAAGAAGTTGTTGCCCTCACTGAAGAATTGTTCCAGTTCGCCAAAGAGCAGCAGGAGCAGAAAGAACAGGAAATGGCGAATGACCCCGACACCGACGAAGATGAAGAAGGTGACGAGGATGGTGCTGGCATGTCTGGTGTTGATGACTTCGACGACGAAGAGATGGATGAGTTTGACGAACTCTTCAGCGACAAACCCCAGCAGGAAGAGCAGGGCGAAGAGTCTGATGAAGACGACGACGCTGATGCGCCTGAGTCTGCCACCACTGGCACTGGCGAAGAAACTGCCCCCGAGCAGGATGAAAAGACAGGCACTGAAACTGGTGGCGAGCAGGGTGGGCGATCTGACACTTCAACCGAACAGGCAATCGAGTCTCAGACAGACAAGAACCTGCGCGACAACATCGACCGTGAAGTGTTTCAGAACTTCGACGGTACTGTAAGAAATTGGATACTTCCCAAAGCATCAGGCGATATCGTCGTAGACTACAAGACTGTGCTCGCCGACATCCGATGTGAGTTGATCGCTGGGGAAGATGATACTTCTTCATGGCGATTTTCCACATTAGAGTCTCGTGCAAAAGATTACAGCGTATATGGTAAAAACTTCGGCAATATATTGTTCAGTGGTTGGTACAGCAAGAACAAGAAAGCAATCAACCTGATGGTCAAAGAATTCGAGATGCGAAAGTCTGCTGCTGAGTTCCAGCGAGCAACCATTTCCAAGTCTGGTGTCATCGACACCATCAAGATGAACAACTACAAGACTTCAGAAGATATCTTCAAGAAAGTCACCGTTGTACCTGAAGGGAAGAATCACGGTTTCCTGATGTTACTCGACATGTCTGGTTCCATGAACGATGTGTTCTATGACGTGGTCAAGCAGACTCTACTGATGACCATGTTCTGTCGTCAGATCAACGTGCCTTTCCGCGTGTATGGTTTCTCCGATTCTTTGTCCTATAATGGTCGGCGAAATGGCGAAGAAACTGAGGATAACTCTCTTCAATTCAACCAAGATTGCCGACTGATCGAGATCTTCAACGAGAAAATGTCCAAGTCTGACCTTGCTGAAATCGCAGGTGCACTGCTCGTTTCTGGTGCTTCTAACCACAGCAGGACAGCGGTTAAAGAGTTTGGTTCTCATCCTGATTTGTGCTTCTATGGAAACCGTCTTCGTTGTAACCCTGCTGAAGTATTCAGACTTGGCGGTACTCCTCTTGATACTGCAATCAATCACCTGATTCCGATTGCTCTCGAGTTTCGAACCAAGTATCGTCTGGACAACCTGAACACGATAACCCTGACCGATGGATACTCTCATCCTCTCACAACCAACTCTGGTTGGGATTACGTTGACCATATGGCACGTCAGAGAAATACGATGACTTCTATTCGTTGCGCTTGGAACAACAAGACTTATCGTTGGGGTTGGGTTGGTAATCGCCCTATGGTCGGCACCGAGTTGTACCTCAAGATGTACAAAGATATAACTGGTTCCACTGTACTTGGATACTTCGTCCAGACTGGTGGCAAGGCAAAATTCCAGCAAGTCGTTGGTCGTATGACTGGCGTATTCTTTAGTGACCCTGAAGCATGGAAGAAGGCAGGCAAGGGTGAACACTACTCCATCGTGGTTCCTGGATACGACGAGATGTTCATCGTCAACCAGAAAGCACTGGTTCCCGCGACCAACTCTATGGATGAAGTTTCTGCTGGCGAGTCAAAGGCAAAGATTCGAACTGCGTTCAAGAAGTCAGCGAACAATGCTCTCCGCGCCCGAAAGATGCTCATCGACATCGTCAAGAGGGTTGCCTAAGTTATTGATTTTACAAGAGTTTTTCAAACTTGTATTTGGGTTCGTTTTGCCGTATAATGGTTATATAGATTGGTGATTAAGTAAAGGAAATGGTTATGAGTAAAGCACAACAGTTAGTCGACATCTTCGCTGGTATGTATGGTGATGAACCCCGAACAATATCCAAGGATGAGGTGAAGCGTGTCGCCAAAGAGAATGGTATACCCTCTCTGTATCGGATCTTGAATGCTAACAACCTTGCTGAAAATGGCGAATATCATTTTCCGCCTATCGGTAAATCAGTCGCGACACGCAAAGTGTCTGCCCCAAAACCTGCTGTTGTGAAAACGCCCGCGCCTATACAACCGACTGTCACCCTGACTGCGCGCAGTGACGGGTTCACGGATAACTTGATTCCCGAAAAGGACGATCTGTATGTTCCCTTCGGCAACTTCAAGATGGTTCGGGATATTATCAAGTCCAATATGTTCTATCCCATCTTCATTACTGGTCTGTCTGGTAATGGCAAGACCTATATGGTTGAGCAGGTATGTGCTCACACCAAACGTGAAGTCATCCGTGTCAACTTCACCGTCGAGACAGACGAGGATGACCTGATCGGTGGTTTCCGACTCGTTGATGGCGAGACCAAGTTCTTCAAAGGTCCAGTAATCAAGGCAATGGAGCAAGGTGCTGTCCTGCTCTGCGACGAGATTGATCTCGCTAATCCCGCGAAGGTCATGTGCCTTCAGTCTATCCTTGAGGGCAAGGGATACTTCATCAAGAAAACTGGTGAGTACATTCAACCTGCCTCTGGGTTCACGGTAGTTGCTACTGCCAACACCAAAGGTAAAGGATCAGACGATGGTCGATTCATCGGTACTAACATCCTCAACGAAGCATTCCTTGAGCGATACCCGATCACCTGTGAGCAGGATTATCCTTCTGCTGCTATCGAGCGCAAGATTCTCGACAAACTAGCAGCGTCTGTTGGCGTGTCGGACACCGAGTATCTTCAGAAGTTGGTTGACTGGGCAGATATCATCCGCAAGACCTTTATGGATGGTGGTGTTGACGAGATTATCTCGACTCGCCGCCTGGTTCACATCGTCAAAGCATACGCAATCTTCGGTGACCGTATGACTGCGATCGAGATGTGCACCAACCGTTTCGACGAAGAGACCAAGTTGTCCTTCCGTGACCTCTACACCAAGGTGGACGAGACTGTGAGTCTTGACTCTGAAGAAAATGTCAATGAAACGCTTGACATCTGATTCTACTTGTGTATAATAGTATTTGTTGCTTGTAAAGGAGAGCGTGATGCAACTAAATGAAACAACTATGGAAGTTCTGGCGAACTTCGCCAGTATCCAAAAGAACCTTCTAATCTTAGAAGGCAATACTGTTAAGACAATTTCTGATGCCAAGAACGTAATGGCAGTTGCAAAACTGAATCAGTCTTTCGATAAGTCTTTTGGAATTTATGATGTAGACCAGTTCTTGTCTGCTTTGAGTTTGGTAGAAGACCCAACCCTTGATCTTGGCGACAAGTTTGTAACTGTAAAGGATTCTAGTGGTCGATCGAACGTTAAGTATTTTTACTCTGATGCAGACATCCTAACTACTGTCTCCAAAGATATTCCTATGCCCGAGTCTGAAGTTTGTTTCAAACTGGACGAGGCAACTTTGGGAAGGGTTCGACGTGCCGCTGGTACGTTGGGTCACGAGAAGATGACAATTACTGCTACTGAAGGTGGGGTTTTGTTGTCTGTTGTTGATAACACAGACGATACTTCCAATGCTTTCAATATCACGGTTCCAGGTTCATACGATTCAGAGCAGTTCTCTTTCGTTATGAACATTGCTAACCTGCAATTGTTATCTGGTAATTATGATGTTGAGATTTCCTCTCGTCTGATTTCCAAATTTACTAACGAAAGCGTTGATGTATGTTACTACATCGCTCTTGAAAAATCCTCAACTTACGGAGAATAATCTCATGGCAGAAAAAGAAAAGACATTCAAGGTCGACGATGTTCGCCCAATCTACGACGCTTCTTTCCGAGCATCGCGTACTATGATCTCAGTGATCGACGCTATGTGTGGTCGTGGCGCAGTAAAGGGTGAGGAGTTGTCCGCTGTTGGTCAATTGCGCGACCAATGTGTACAAATCGCCCAGATGTGTGAACAGTTCCACTCTGAAAACGAGTAATGATCTTCGATAAGTCTGAATACGATTTCGTGGATGCTCTTGAAAGTAATTGGAAAGGCATTCGCGAAGAGTATTATCGATCTACTCTAGAACATATGCAGTGGTTTGAACCAGACTTAAACGAAGATAAGAAGTGGCAAGTATTACCAATCTATGATTGGCCAATGGGACTGGCGGTTGAAGGGTACGCGGAAAATCTTCCCTTCACTAAAGGTATCATCGACAAGCATATCCCTTATCACCGTGCAGCGAGTTTCTCTCGGTTACAAGCAGGAGCGTTTGTTCCTGAACATAACGGTATAAGGGGAGATTGGCATAGGTTACATTTAGGCATAGACATACCAGAAGGTGATTGTGGTATTACTATTGGCGGTGTATCCTATAAATGGAAGAATGGAGAGTGTATGGTGTTCGATGATTATGAACGCCACTCTGCTTGGAACAAAACCGATCAAGATCGGATTGTATTGATAATAGACTTTATACCATGAGAATTCTTCGGAGATTGGCGCAGTCTGGTAGCGCATTCGCTTTGGGAGCGAAGGGTCGTAGGTTCGAATCCTACATCTCCGACCAGGATAAGGTATCGTGTTCGCCTTCAACAAAGAACACATTAACTAAACAGTCAAATATGGAGTTATATGATGACTAAGACTGAACGTGTGCTTGAAGCACTTCAAAACGGTGAGCAACTGACTGCTAAGCAAATCGCTGCTCGTTTCTCTTCTGGCAATCCCCGTGAGGTTGTTCGAAGTCTTCGTTCAAAGGGTTATGCTATCTATGCAAACCAGCGAACGAACAGCAAGGGTGAGTCAAAGACTTTCTACCGTCTTGGTACTCCTACTCGTGCCATGGTTGCTGCTGCATATGCCGCTGTAGGCGCAGCATAAACCTTTGAGGTTTGCCCCACCTCTACCAAACGGGGCATTTATTTCCTCCCTTGCTCTTTTCTAGAGCATTTCAAGTATAAATATTTGTGAATACAAAAGAGACCTTCGGGTCTCTTTTGTCGTTTCTGGGGTATAGAAATATTACAGTTTTATTACGAAAGGAACAATAATGAAAAAACTAACCATTGCAATTGCTCTTATTTCATCTACCGTAATGGCAGATCCACGCTACTATACTGAATATAAGAACACAATGGGTTTTATTGATACAGACTATGTTCACAACTCATCTGTAAATGATTTGCGTCTTGGAGTCAAATTTGACAACAACATGTACATTGAAGCGGGCGCATCTGAACGTGACGGCAACATAGGGACTGGTTTCGAAGCAGGATACAAATTCAAATTTGACGCATTTGAAGTCAAAGGTAAAGTAGAAGATCGCCAAATGGATCATATTGGATCAGGCACCTGGGTTGGTAAGATTGAAACAGAAGTAAGATATTATTTTAATTGATGCTTGACATTTACAGTATAATATTGTATAAATAACTTCGAATTGATCTGATTCTAACTCACAGTATTTCTCGTCATTACTTTAGAACAATAATAATTTCTATATTAAGGTAATGATATGCACCAATTAGATAAATCATTAATCCGCATATGCATATTTGCGGTAATAGCGACATTTGTTGTCAGTATGATGCCTGAACTCGTCTACGGTCAAGAAGAATCGTTAAACGACGTTATACGAACAGAGTCTATTACAGATAGCACTGTCACAACTAACGGTAATACTACTACTCGATTGAAGTCGCCTCCTGCTTCGGCAATCACCCCAACAATAAATACTTCTAACTCTGACCTTTGTACCTTTGGAGTTGCTGGCGCGATACAAACTCAGATATTGGGTGTCTCTACAGGAACTCAATTCACAGATGAAAACTGTGAACGTCTGAAGAATGCCAAAACTCTATATGATATGGGTATGAAGGTTGCCGCTGTTTCTGTTATGTGTCAAGACGAAAGGGTTTTCAATGCTATGATGCATGCGGGAACTCCTTGCCCATATGATGGGTTAATCGGCGCAGAAGCAAAGGCAGCGTGGTTGGCAGAAGGTAAAAGTGTCGAGAGTCCAGCGGAAGAGGCAGGGATAGATGAAAAGACAAAAGATACAGCAGTTGCTAGTGGCGGCATCGCTGGTTTGTTGGCACTCTTACTCCTACTCTGAGCAAGTATTTGGTACAACAAACAATGCTGCACAAGCAGGGTATAATTGGGTGATGACCAATATACTGCCTGCACAAGCAGGGTTGACTGTCAACGGAGTGGTGTATCAATACACCACTGTAAAAGAAGAACAAGACCAAATGGTGGTTCACGTTCAAAACGAGAACCCGATAGATGGCGGATATACATTCAGGAGTTCTGACGATTGGTCAGGTATTCCAGGGAACACAATCAATAAGATTGTGCCCGTTGCTAGAATCCCGATACAATATTGGGGGGAAGGTTCGATAGAGGTAGAGGGAAATGGAGAGGTGACCGACCCATTTGTGTTCTACTCTTATCAGTACGATACTTGTTTTGACCCACAATCAAACCCAGATTGTCCTGGATATAAAGTTGAGGTTCCAGACATACCCTCAGTACAAATTGTGGACCCCCTTGACGATCAATTTGTTCAAGATGAAATTGACAGGGATATGATGATGCGTGACGAAGATGAAGAAGAACGTACTCGAAAAGAAGTTGCGCAAGATGATGAAGAAAGAGAAGAGGAAATAGATTTAGAGAATGTTTTGGGTATCGTGAATCGCTCATTACAGACAGCAGAAGATACCGCAAAGCACAATCAACAGATGGCACTGAATCAGTTTTCGCAAGGGTACTTTGTACAATTACCAGATACAATATATGAAGAAACAACTACATTGAAAGACGCGACGTTACCGAGGAATAAACGTGGTCGTCGTTTGGAATTTACACAACAATTATTGCATCAACAATTAGTGAAAAGTCAATATAAACTAGGAGAACGATAATGTTCAAGAAAACGATAATCGCTACTATGCTCTCGGCATCTTTTTGTGCTCAGGCGATAGAGACTCCAATCATAGGTAACGTGGAGTCTAAATGCGTTGTCACAACAGATAAGCAGGGTGTCTATGGAAACCCAACCTCTGACGTGTTGAGTACTGACGCAGCAGATGGTGGAGTTGAACCAGTAGTTCGGTACGACGTAATCATAGCAGATGCTTACAAAGCAGTTATAACCCATCCAACTTCTTTCTCGCAGAGTCCAACGTTGAATGACACCGTAGCATGGACAGGTTCTACTTCTGTAGAAGCAGTTTCTGATGCTCAGATGTCTGCCTATGATAATGATAAAATTGTGTACGAGTCGACCACTGAAGTAGATCTTTCTTACACTGGTAGCACTTGGTTCAAAGTAAGTTCAGAAGCAAGTTACGGGTTTAACAAAGCATTCCCTGGTGGAACCTACACTGCAATTGTACAAGCATCTTGTATAGCATTGTAAACCATGATATATGTTATGGCATTGCTGGCATCTTTCTTTAGTGGGCAAGTATTTGCTCACGAATGGGTGCCAACTTATCCTAAGTTGGAACTATCTTCTGTTCCATCTGTTTTACGTGCTGAAATGCACCTACTTAATCGAAGAGAGGACGTAGAGTATT